AGATAGATCCAGATAATGCTGAAGGAGCTTTAGGGTTCTTATTATCACCTAATGACGGTGGTAAACCTAGATCAGTTGAGGAGTATTTACCTCAATTTGCTAGACCTATTAGAAAAGCTATTAATCAAGCTAGAAATGATAAAGCTAAAGAAGCTGAAGAATCAAATAAATTAGCTATTAAAAATAAAGTTAATCCAGTATTAGATGAATGGAGAAAAAGAGGTAAAACAGGTCAACCTGTTACTGAAGAAGAGATACAAGAATTTAGTTTAGAGATTGCTACTGAATTCGGAGAAGTTCCAGATAATCTAAAGAACTTCTGGAGTCAACAAGATATAGATGATGATAGTCTTGTATTTGATCTAGAAAGAAGATGGGTTAATGGTGAAGAAATTAGATTAGAAGATCTAGATGGTATATCAGATGCGACTACTAAAGCTGCTTGGATGACAAAAGTTAATTCAGGTGGTATGTCTCAGACTGATACAACTAGAAGAGATAGATTTATTAAGGGTTTAACTCTTGAAAGACTATGGGATGAGAATGCAGATAAGACTACATCTAATCCTATGTATAGTTCTATTATGGATCAAGCTACTGATTACTTTACTGGTGTATATAGAAAGGAAAGATCACTAGGTCAACCTCATGAAACTGCTATCGGTTTAGCTCAACAAGAAACACAAGCTAAGATAAATGATGGTTCCTTCGATGTCAGACCTATATACTCACGTAATGAGAATAGAGCTAATAACATTAACTCAGCTAGAAATGCTATTATAAAAGATAACTCTGTTATTCATAGTGAAAGTCTATGGCCTGGAGAAGAAGCTGAATTAAAAGCAGCTTTAAAATATGTTAATACTGGTAGAGGAGATATTCCAGAATACTATAGGAGTTTCCCATTTATTAACCTTACACCATATGAGTTAATGCAGACTAGATTAGCAGCTACTGGTATGATTAAACCTAGTGAAGTTAAATCTATTCCAGAACGTGAGTTAGATCCAGAACAACAAGATTTACTATTAAATAAACCATCAGCTGCTAGAACTTATAGAGCTTTATTAAATGAGCATGGTGTAGAAAATTTAGAGCAATTAGTAGAAATAACTGAATTTACTTCTGTTGAAGAATTACTTAGAGCATTAAGATCTAATTCACAACGTAATAACCAAACAGCAGGTTGGGAGATATCTCAAGTAAATATAGATCCTTCATTAGAAGAAGAACACACCCAAGTAGTCGGAGAACAATCACCCTTTATGCGACTCAATACAATGCTTCCAGGTGTAGCTACGGCTTACGTGGAAGATACATATAACGTATAAAACAATGCCTATAGATGAGTCTTTAGTCGATAATGAAGGTATGCAGCAATACCAAGCTGACCAACTTAATTATCTAGATAATAGTAGACAACAAGAAGCGGCTCGTCAAGAATTCCAAAAGCAAGACGAGGAAACAGAAACACAAGCCCTAAGTGAACAAGCAGATCCAAGGAATGCTGACAAATGGGGTATGAAAGCTGTCGCTAAAGAACTTCAATCAGTTGTAACTGGTGGAGTACAGGATACTGCATCTTCAATGATGACATTTCCTGAACGTACAGTAGACGCACTAACTGGTGAAATACAAAGAGAAAGGAAAGAGAAAGGCTACTATAGACCTGAATGGGATCCTTTAGTAGATCATAACAACCCTATCGTTACTAAAACATGGTGGGGTAAATTACTAAGAGGTACAGTACACTTCGGTACTATGGCTGCTGCTATTATACCTACTGCTAAATTAACTGCAGCTAGGTTAGGTATAGCAGGTACAGGCATCATGGCTAATAGTTTAGTCAGAGCTGCTGGAGTCGGTGCTGTATCCGATTTAGTATCTAAAGAATCAGATGGAGATAATGCACTAGGTACACTTAGAGATAGATATGGTTTCATAGATACTCCTTTAAGTACTAGAGAAACTGATCACCCTGTCATGATGAAATTCAAAAACATTGTGGAAGGTATGGGTATCGGTTTTATATTTGATAGTGCAGCAATGGCTTTAGGTAGAGGAAGTAATGCTGTTAAAGCACAGATAGCTACTAGACAGAAGAGTGTCGAATTACAAACACTTAGAAAAGGTATCCAAGAAGTTAGAAGAAACGAATTTGGATTCCGTGGTAGTAAGAATAAACCTGTAGCTGATCCATCACAAGCTGCTCATATATCAGGTGATGATCCTTTCATTGTATGGTCACAGCAGAAAAGGATAAGGAATGACTGGGGAGCACAAGAAGGCTCTACAAGTTCTGTTACTACACCAGTACAAAGAGAACGTATAGCTAGAGAAGGTGACATCAGTGAAGATTTAGTAGATGAAACATTACAGAAACTATTAAGTAGTGAAAGATATCAATCAGTTCTTAAGAGTGTAGGTGGTAGTAGAAAGAGATTAGTAGAAGTATTTGGTGATTCTATAGCAGCACATCAACGCATTACTCAAGGTAGAAATGCAGCTGATATGGGTGCAGATGAGTATCTAAAAGAATTATTTGAATCATATGATGTATATGATGGTAATACAGATGATGCTATCAAGACTCTAACTAGTAAAAATGTAGTAGTAGCTGACTTAATAACTGGCTCACTATTACATCAACTAAGAGACCTTGGAATAGCTGGTAGAGAGATAGCAGACTTTGCTGATCTTGGTGATATAGACGGTCCAGCTGATCAAATAGTAGATACTATGTTAACTCTACTTACTGAAACAAAGAAAGCTAGGATTGTTAAGTCACAGAACTTTAGAGAATTAGGAGCTGGTAAGAAAAAGCAATACTTAGAAGAAAACTTAAGTAAAGATATGGCTGATACTAGGGAATCTATTATGTCTGTCTTACAGATAGCTAAAGATGATCCTGATGAGAATATGCTTAATGCATTATTTGAAGCATTCTCCTCTATGAAAACAGTTAACAGTGTAGATGACTTTGATAATTGGGCTAGAAAGATGATCATCGGAGGCGAGATTGAAGGTAAGAAACAGACTGGTGCTGTCATAAGAGAACTAGGTGGTGTTATGACTCATAGTATTTTAAGCGGTCCTAAGACCCCTGCTAGAGCTATTATGGGAACAAGTACCGCAACTTTTTTAAGACCACTCTCTACGACGTTAGGAGCTGCAATGCGGTATCCTTTCAATGGAGATGCTGAGACACTAAGAGCTGGTATGGCTTCAATCAATGCTATGATGGAAGCTATCCCTGAATCATGGACGCTATTTAAAAGTAAACTGGATGGATACTGGAGTGGTGATATATCTACAGTTAAAACTAGATTCTCTGAATATACTAGAAGTGATGAGAACTGGGAGTTATTAAGAAAGTGGTCAGAGAATCCTAAGTCTGGAGCTACAGATGGGGATAGAGCATGGTTCAATATGGCTAATATGGCTAGATCCATGAATGATAATAAGTTCTTATCTTACTCTACTAAACTCATGGCTGCTACTGATGAAGCTTTTGCTTATATCTTAGGTAGAGCTAAGATGAGAGAGAAAGCTATGAGATCAGCTATGGATGCTCAAAATAAAGGAGCATTAACTGCTTACTCTGAGGTCACTCCTGAACTAGTTCGAGTTTATGAAGAAGACTTCTATCGTCAGATATTCGATGGAGATGGTAACATCATTGATGATGCTGTTAAATGGGCTAGAAAAGAAGTTACACTTACAGAAGAATTAAATCCACAAGGCTTTGCTGGAGGATTAAACTCTGTATTCCAAGCTAATCCTTGGGCTAAACCCTTCTTCCTATTTGCTAGAACTGGTGTAAACGGTCTTAAATTGACTGCTAAACATACACCTGGATTTAACTTCTTAGTAAAAGAATTTAACGATATAGCTTTTGCTAACCCTAATAACCTAGATGCTGTAAGAAAGTACGGCATAACTAATGCTGAAGAACTAGCAAACGCTAAGGCTTTGCAGACTGGCAGATTAGGTATGGGTAGTGCTTTAACTTCTATGGCTATTTGGTCTTGGATGTCCGGTAATATGACTGGAAACGGTCCTACAGATAGACAGAAAAGACAATCATGGTTAGATTCAGGATACAAACCTAGACACATTAAAGTAGGTGGTATATGGGTAGGATATGAATCAATTGAACCATTCAACCAAATAATGACAATGATTGCTGATATAGGTGATCATAGTCAATTAATGGGTTCTGAATGGACTGAACAACAATTACTTAAAACAGGATTAGTATTAGCTCAAGGTATAACAAGTAAATCTTATCTTGCTGGTATGCAGCAGTTTGTAGATTTATTTGGTGGTAGACCTGGACAAGCAGAACGTATTCTTGCTAACTTAGCTAATAACCAAATACCTTTAGCTGGTTTAAGGAATGAGTTAGGTAAAATCTTTACACCTTATACGAGAGAATTAGGATCAGGTATTGATCAAGCAATTAGAAATAGGAACTTAATTACTGAAAACATAACTGGACAACCATTACCTATTAAATATGATATGTTAAATGGTAGACCAATTAAAGATTATGACTTTATGACTAGAATGTTTAATGCAGTTAGCCCTATATCTTTGAATTTAGATAATACTCCTGGTAGAAGATTGTTATTTGACAGTGGATACGATACAAGATTATCTACTTATTATGCTCCTGATGGAACTAACTTAACTGATTCACCAGAAATCAGATCAATGTTCCAACAAGCAATAGGTAGACAAAACTTAGAACGTCAGTTAGATAAACTATCTGAAAATCCTAAAGTTCTAGCCTCTCTAGAAACAATGCATAGAGATATAAGAAATGGTAATAGAGGTGAATATGAAGGTGCTGATTATTTCCATAACAAGAAAATAGATGCACTTTTTCAACGTGCTCGTAGAGCTGCGTGGTCTTCTATTATGCGAGATCCTAGAATTCAATCTCTTATGACTGAACAAAGAGAAGCTAAGAAAAAGAGGTATAGAAAAACTAAAGAAACAACAAACACCCAATCAATTCTCTCGATATACAAATAAACAATGGCAAGTTTTAAACAATATACAGCAAGTGGGGGTGCTTCTGAAGCTTTTTCTATCAATACCTTCTCTTCTGATGAAATCAAAGTATACGTAGATAATGTCTTAAAGACAGCAGCTACGCATTATAACATAACAAGTTATACAACAAACGGAGGTACAGTTACTTGGACATCAGGTAACGTACCTAATGGTGTTGTAGTCCGTATCATAAGAGATACAGGTGTAACAACTGCTAGAGCTACATATGCTGCAGGTTCTTCTATTAAAGCAGGTGATCTAAATGATAACCAAACACAAGCTTTAAGATCTTTAGAAGAGCAAGATGATCAGTTAATACAGACATATGATGTACAAGATGCTGCTATTACTACAGCTAAGATAAAAGCTGATAATATAACTAGTGCTTTAATAGCTGATGATCAGATTAATTCTGAACACTATGTAGACGGTAGTATAGATACTGCACATATAGCAGATGCTCAAGTTACTACAGCTAAGATAGCAGATTCAAATGTTACTACAGCTAAAATAGCTAATGCTAACGTAACTACAGCTAAAATAGCTGATAATGCTGTTACATTAGCAAAGTTGAATTCAGGTGCATTACCTACTGATATTACCGTAGCTAGTGCTAACTTAGTAGATGGCACAGTAGCTACAGTAGATATAGCTAATGATGCTATTACTAATGCTAAGATAGCAGCTGACGCTATAGATGGTACAAAAATAGCAAACGGTCAAATCAACTCAGAACACTATGTTGATGGGTCTATAGATACTATACATATAGGTGATGATCAAGTAACTTATGCTAAAGTACAAAACGTATCAGCTACAGATAGAGTACTAGGTAGAGATTCATCTGGTGCAGGTATTATAGAAGAAATAGCACCAGCTGCTTTACGTACAATGATTAACGTAGAAGATGGTGCTACAGCAGACCAAAGTAATGCTGAGATTAGAGCTGCAGTAGAAGCTGCATCTGATAGTAATGTCTTCACAGACGTTGATCATAGCAAACTAAACGCTATAGAAGCTTCAGCTACTGCTGATCAAACCAATGCAGAGATCAGAACTGCTGTAGAGGCAGCTACTGACTCAAACGTATTCACTGATGCTGATCACTCTAAGTTAAATGCTATTGAAGCTAGTGCTACAGCCGATCAAACAGCTAGTGAAATTAGAACCCTTGTAGAAAGTGCTAGTGATTCAAATGTCTTTACCGATGCTGATCACACAAAAGTAAACGCAGCAGCTACAGTAACAGGCTCAGAAACACTAACCAATAAAACTCTTACTTCTCCTGTCATCAATGACATGAGTGGTACTGCGGTAGTTACCTCTGGTACATCTACAAGTGATACCAAGACTTACTCTGCAAAGAGAGCAGGTGAGATTTTCTATGGTAAAGACACTGTAGGAGAGATCCAATCAGGTGAAACTTGGAGTGCTGCTGACGATAAAGTTGCAACTACCTCTGCAATTGATGCAAGGATAATTGACCTAGTAGACGACGTTGGTGGATTCGTACCTATAGCAAATGAAACATCTTTTCCTAACGCTAACCCTGACGTTAATAACGGGGCTGGAACTCTTGT